ATGATGGCATCGACGCGTGCTTGCAAGATCGATGAATTGGCGAAGCTAATAGAATGTATATCTATTAGATGATGTATATCCGTGCCGGTGAGATTTGGGCAAAATTCCAGTATTACGTTTGTGGCATTGGTGGGAATATCTATGATGTCCCCTACCAGACCTGTAATAGCTTTGGATGGCGAATCACCGAAGATATAGAATACAGAGAAATTATCACCAAATTCCGCCAAATTCCCGGTAAAATACTTCGATACCAAAAACAAAACGCCCGAAAACGTTGGTGGGAAGTCGTAGGTATCTAGAGCAAGTTCTGTATCCCAATGCGAGATGAAACTCGCAAGATTTTCGCACTTTCTGAGATTCTTTATTTTTATCAGCGAGCATGGTGCCGAAAAGTCCAGCGCAGAAATCCATTTCGGCGCTATCCGGCACTCGATTTTGCACGGCCCAACTACCACCACATGAGAGAGCGCGTCTCCTGCATACTCATAGATCTGCCCGCCATCCACGACTCGCCAGGCTGCTGTAGGTGCTCCGGCTGTGCGGGTGATGGAGATACTGATGGTCTCGCTGATGGCCTTGGATGATTCGAGGGCCAGCCATTGTGCGGGCCTTCGCCTTCGTAAGCTCATGCAATTAGCATCCCTTTGGCAGTTATGGTTGCATCATGCGTTGCCCCTGGCGTGGTGTCCAAGTTCTTGCATGTGACCTTGAGGTACGCCCAGCCCCTGATATCCAGAACATCGAACTGGAATGGGACTGCATTGCCAGCGGAGGCAGTCACGGTTTTCTTGTCGAGGTACAAAGAAGTGAACGAGTCGCCGCTCGCCATCTTTCCATAGATCGCCACCTCTGCATTAGCAGCAGCCGCAGAACCGAATGTGACTGCACCAGCTACCACGATATCCGTATATGCGCCCACATCGAGCGCAGCGGCATTGGTTAGGGTGGTCTCGACGGCGGGATTGGCTGCCAGGATGCTTTGGGCAGTTGCGAGAGTAGTCGGTACCTTGGCAGGAGGGAAGCTGATGGGATATTTTCCGCCTACCAGATCGGCCTGCTTGCTGGCGAGCGCCAAGCCGGCGGGGTCGATGGTGGCGGTTAGTTCGGTGTCCACTTGCAAGGCACCAGTTGCCGGGTTTACCTTGACGGCCGTCAGGGTATCATCCACAGTTGATTTTGCATATAGGACGAATCCGCCTATAGAATTGCCAAATATTTTTTCAGAAGGTGCAGTCATATGTTCATCTCCGCTGCTACTTCAGCCGGTAATCTAGGAAAATGATGCTTCTATCGCGCCTGCTATGTATCCTTTCAGCAGATCATAAGCCTCTTTCGACATCAGACCCTTGTAGCGGTTGCCTGCGCCGGATATGCTGCCGGATGGATTCTGTGAAAACTGCTCGGATGTTCCGCCATAATTTGCAGAAGTTACTCCCTGCCGTTGCAAGTCGAGCCGCATCCTCTTGTCGGGCGAGTTCTGGATGTCATAGAGGGCGATTGCTTCCTCGCAACAAGCATCCAAAACTTCTTTAGGCACTTCTGGCAGCAATGTGTTGACATTCCATCCAAAACACATGCCATCGATGTAGCGGGGAAATTGCCGGTCCTGCTGCCCAGATCCCGGCGAGCTATTCACAAATTCATAATACGTGGTGCCTTTGAGGGCAAGATTATCAATTTTTTGTGTAGCCTTTTTTAGATACCATGCTTGGACATCGGAAGATGCTGCTTTTAATGCAATGGCTGACGTCCTTGGATCTCCTGTCAGGTATGTTTCGAAAATGGTATCAGTGGTTATATATGAATTGGATATTGCGGTATCGGTCATTATTATTCTCCATTATAATAAAATTATAGGCCGAAGCCTATACAATATACCAGAGTTCCACGGGTTTGCCGCTCATGGCGCTGCTTAGATCGGCGGTATTCAGGCCAATAACAGTGGAATTTACTGTTACCGTGGGTGCGGTCCCCTCTCTCGTTCCATCGAGTGAGGCCATCAGAACGGTGTTAGTAGCCAACTTCGTATTCAGTCCAAGCTTGTCGCTCACACCGACATCGAACGTTGGAGCCGTGCTTCCGAAGCCCTGTTTGGTAGCGTTGTAGTCCACCCTAGTGAGAGTCTTGAAAGCGCGGTTAGTACTCTTGACGGCGCTTGTATTGGAGAATGTGATATTCTCGGTGATGGCTGCACTTGCGATATCCGTGCCTGTGAACATCACTTCTGCCCATATCGCTTGGTTTGGTGTGATAGAAATCGAGCGCGGATAATCAGGTTGGGCCGCAAATGTTGTATTGTTGGTTGCTGCCGATGCACTGGTGGCATCATCATTCAGGAGTCTGTCGGCATCCGCCACAACCGGGCCGACTGTGGTGTTTCCGATCGTCTGGATTGATGTCAACCCCTCGATGTTATTCGCCCCTATATCGGTTTGCAGAAGCGTTCCTTGTCCGATTTTCTTAGGGTACCAGTCAGCACTCGCCAGTCCCGCAAGCAATACGCAAAGGGCAAAAAGAATGAGGATTTTTCTCATGTTCTCATCCTCAAGCAGCCGGAAGCAGAGCCGCGAACGGGTAGCGGTTGGAAGTGCCTGCAATATCAGCCGGAATCGGGCAGCACCATCCAATTCTGCAGGTGGCCTTCAGAATGACCACATCCTGTTGATTGGCATTCAGGAGGGTGAGGCCAGTTGCCGGATCGGTGATCACCGCGGTGTCGCTCATGGAGAGCTGAATATCCTGCCTCCATGCATAGAAGGCCCGCTTCCAGTTGCCCGCGATCATGAGGGCACTTGCGGGCGGAAGGCTGTCATTCTCGGGGAAAGTAACATCGATACCCGCAAGGGAATACCGAGGCTTGCCTTGGCCGTTCTCCTGAGACCAGAGAGGGATGCCCTCGGTCGACCGCACGCCCCTCATGGCTGCCTTCTGGCCGAGGTCTGCAACAATGGCATCTACATTGTATCTCTTGCCTTCCACGAGCGAGAATATGCCGCCTTCTCCCAAGATCTCATCATACAGATCCTTCATGTCCGCATCAGAGCCATGCTCAAGCGTGGTGCCCGCAGAGACGCAATCTGCCAGGATGCTATCCGGGAATGCGGTTGGTGCGTTGGTGTCATCCCAAAGGACCGCCTGATCGAACTTTCTGGCAATGGACTCGGCGAGCCTCGGCTTGATCTCCGCCCACAGGTCGTATCCTTCCGCCAGGTCTGCAATGATGTCCTTTGGGATGGGTACTTGAACGCCCATCTTGGCGGCGGTGATGGTGGCGTTGGTCCAGCCCTGCTTTGTAGTCTGGAGAGCGCCGCCTGCCACTTCGGGGCTTGTGCCGTCTGCGGCCTCGGTGTCCACCCAGTAGGCTTCGGGGAACAGGGACATTACCGCCCGGCTCTCGATTTTGGTGGTCATGTTCGGTTCTTTTCTCATCAGGGGCATAACAGCGGATTGGCTGATAGTCTCCTGGATCACGCCCGGCACGTATTTCGGGTTGATCATGCCTGCCGACACTAGGCCGGATCGGGCCAAAACTTCATCGTAAGTACTCATAAAATCATCTCGTTCCTGGTCCACCCACGCCCGCCAACGCTCTCAGAGCAGCATTCATTTCTTCGTTCTCGGTCATCGGCTGTCCGGGAGTTACTGGCGGCACGGGGTTCCCGTCTTTGTGCTTGATCCCCAGCTTCTTTCGCAAGCGTTCGGCATCTGCCCTTAGGCTCGCTTCATCGGTGCCCCTTATGTCCTCGATCCATTCAGCGGGCAAGCCTACGTCCTTGCCGATCTTGGTCCTGAGATCGCCGATCTCGTAGCTTGAGAGCTTGGTCTTGAGGCCCTGTATTTCCGTTTGGACGGTTCCGAGGGAGTTTTCCAAAGCGGCTGCCCTTTGCAGAGCACTTTCAAGCTCTGTCTTTGGGACATAGTTTGCCAGCTTGCGATTCAATGATGCCTGGTACTGCTCAACAGTCTGAAAGACTTTGTAGGGACCGGGCTTATTCGCTCCGGGGTCCACGATAGGAGCTGCCGGAGTGATTGGGGTGCCAGGGTCGTTTTCTGTCATGGTTGGAAGTCCGGGGCCTGATCGGCGCTGCGGACTGTGAAAAGATTATGATGATTATTATTCCGTGAAAATATAATTGCTAAAAAACTATTTGGGCTTGGGCTTTCCGCCCTTGCCCTTTCCTTTGGTTTACATGCCATCGAGATCATCCGTTCAGTGATCTTATGAAGTCTCGGACTTTCTTTTCAAATGCTTGGAATTTGCCAGATGTGATATCGATAGACTCATCAACGAAAATGGTATCTACTATCTGATCTTCCCACACGCCATCGACAAATTGCTCCAAGCGCATTCGATATGTTTTCTGCATTTATTTGCCACCTCCTCAAACACCCGCCAAAGCGTCCTGCGCTATATTCGTCGCCTGTTCTTCAGTCTTCCCTGCCTCGATCAGCACTTCGGTCGCGCTCCAGCCAGCGGCCCGCTTTAGGCCGGCGATTTGCGCCAACTCCATCTCATCGTCGGGCAAGCCGTCTTTCCAGGTGATCTGAATATTCTCAAGCGGCACTGCGCCCTCGATGCCATTCTTGACATCGAGAATAGAAATGGCTTCCAAAATCTGCTTGAATGCAGGATCATATTGCAATTTACAACGCTCGCTCTTCTTGAGCGGGCGCATCATGAGCATTCGCAGTGCTTTACCACTGATGGCATTGCCGAGAGTATCCGGCTCAAAGGCACATTTACATGTTTCTGATATTGTATAGAGCTGTGTAAGCGCCTTGTCGATGAGCGTAAACGAGGCCACAAGCTGCCCATCCCAGGTGATGTACTGAGGGATTTGGCCACCCTCTTCCAGCGGGAATATACGCCGCTTAGCATTATACTTGCGCTCACCTGTGACCGGGTCTTTCGGCCCAAGGGCTTCTTCGGGCACCGCAAACGCGGGCTCGCTATGTGCGTCCAGGGTTCGGCCCGATCGGGTGAAAGTGATCTCCAGTCTCTTGACTATCGGGTCAATGTCCTGATAATCGTCAGTTCCATAAATATCGTCCGATGTGCAAGCATTCAGCATCGGAAAGACAAGAGGTTTGTCATAACCCGTTTCGACTTCTGCGATATCAAATGGATCTGAATTGATATGTCCCTCTTTTAGAAGGAACTTGCTGCTTTGGATAAATCCCGCGCTGTGGATTTCCACATCCAGGATTAGATTGTCTTGAGACCAAGCAATGATGTGTCCAACGGCTTCGCCATCGGGGCCTACCACCGGCCACCAGTTCTTGGGAGCCACGATCTGGAATTTGGCGGGCTGTCCCTCTTCCGCAAATACCTTTGCGATCCCCGCCCCATAGCGGCTCATGTCAACCCTGGCAGCATATGCTTTGGACCAGAGGGAGAGGCGAGGGATTAGAGAGTCCAAATAAATTTGCTCAGGTGCTTTGGTGTCGCCTGTGGACTCGCCCGCGATCATGGTGGGCTTTTCGCTCAGGAGGAGATCGGCCCAAAATGTGGAGAGTTGTTTATGGAAGTTGATAATGAATATAATTCTATTAAAATCCTTCTCCCTATCCGCATAAAGATTCTTCAGAATTGTATAGACCTCATCATGCTTGCGCTGCCAGAGCTTGAGATTCTCCTCATAGATGGTTAGGCGCTTGCCGGGGCCTAGGTCTTCTTCTGGGGGCCAGGGCTTGCCGCGCTGGAAGTGGGATTGGAGATTGTCGGGGGTAATCATTTAGATCAGTCTCATTGCTCTGAGTTCTTTTGCGGCAGCGCGCGCTATATATCGGCTACAATCAGCGGAGTGATCGGGAGCGCCAGAGCCGCCTTTCAAAAACATATCAATGCCTTGTGCTTGCTTCTTCTCATCCCAGCGCAGGTCATTCAGGCCCCAAATGGTTTTTTCGCACTTATGGAATATTTTCAGCCTACCAAGGGAAAGGATTGCAGTCACATCCTCGACACCCGGAAGAATTGCATTGTCCGCGCTTCTGACGGACGAAAGCTGAGGATACTTACATTGTTTCAATTCTCGCTGGAATCCGGGCTCTTCAGGCGGAACCAGAATTTTTGTAGGGAAGATTGGACGATCGTTCCAGTAGCACAACCTTGCCAACTCTTCGATATATTCAGGATTGGTCTTTTGTTTCATTTCGGTTTTGCTGTCCCAATAGACCTCTTTCAAACAGTACCAAATGCCGCCCGCCAGCCCCCAAAGAGCGGCGCAGAAGGGGTTTGCTATGCCGTAATCCATGCCTACCAAGAATTGCGTGAAATTTTGAGGAACCGCGTTTACCACAAATCCGGCTTCTGGGTTCTCATCAAAGAATCCGTAAACCCTGCCCTCTGCGGCTACCCAAAGCCCCTCGATGAAGCGCCTATAAAGAACCGTGCCTTTGGGATATTTCTTTTTCAGGGATGCGATATAAGAAGGATCGAGAAACGTGTTTTCATCGAGAATGAAACGCCAGGAACGTAGCTCTTTTCTGCCATCCAAAGCCAAACCGAGTTCTTCTTCCCGGTCTATCAACTGCTTGATGTAATGCTGCGGCGGGCCAGGGTTCATCGAACCGATAAATATAGAACCGGAATCGGATAGCCTTGTATCCAGCATTTCATAGAAGTTCTTGGGCCAAGTGACAACTTCGTCACCAAACGCGGCAACAAGAGACTCGCCCTGGATGCGCTCGATTGCGCCTTCGTTGGTGGCCCCTTCCACCCAGCACTCGCGCCCGAAGACGCGAAGTGTCTTTGTGCTACGATTATATTTTACATGGCCGGGAAACTTTTGTTGCATTGGAATTATTAGATTCCTTTGCAATGCACCGATGGTTTTGCCTATGAATTGGATGTTCCCGGGCGGAAGATGTTTGATAGCTTTAACCGCACAATATTGCTGAATCTCAGTCTTGCCGCTCCTCACCGAGCCGTACATCAGTGTTTGCCGCGTCTTTAGGCAATCCTGGTAGACTTGTGCTTGCTTTGGGAGAAACAGAGACGGCATGTTGGTCTAATGCATTTACGATTTTGTCTAGCATCTCTTGTTCGCTGCCAGATTGTGGCGGTTCTTCCGATCTTCTCTGCTCAAAAAGACGTTCTACTGAGGCCGTCCATTCGTTCATTCCCTTAGAATAATTGGTTTTAGGAAGAATGGCTTTAAGTTGGGTTAGGGCCGCATCAATGAGGTTAAGACGTTCTTCCGGGCCAAAGGTTTCAAGTTTTAGGAGCGCGTCTGGTATAGGTTTTTCGGATGGAAACTTTGATTGTAAACCGTTTCGCTTTTTGCCCTTACGAGACAGTCCTTGCTTCTTGGCAATCTTGCTTACTTGCCCCTTCGATACAGAATGCTTTGCAGCGATCTCTTCAAGGTCCAAACGCCCTTCCAGAAGATCTTTTATGATTCCTTGTCGCGTCTCTTCTGGCAATGGTTTAGGCATAGCATATTTTCAGTCCTTTGGTAAGTAGAAAATCAGCCGAGCATTCGCCCGGCCAATCGGAGGTATTTGATTGCAGATGTTTGAATGGGGTAAGATCCCGCTCGGTCGTAACTGTGATGCGAATCATCAATGGGCACACCCACTTCATCGCAATAATTAGCGAGCCGAGGAAAGGAGGACACAAACCTCGGCTCAGAGGGATAGATGATGATCGCAAAGGCCGCCTCGAAACTCCGCGAGTGGCGGCCATCTATATCTTTTGCAAATTTCGGCATAATTTGTAGGCTGCCTCGTTTCGCTATATGCTCATGTTGCGGGCAGCCTTCGTATAATTCAGCATTATTATTTTTCATCAATTATATGCAACTTGCGAAAGCGCTCAACTTCATCCAAGCCATCATCTCGCAAATGAGGATAGTTGGGGCCGCATCTTGGTTTGGCGGATCGCTTGGGTTTGGAGGATGTGAGCATAATGCACCTCGATGAAAGCTATAAAAATTTTAAACCGGATTACCGCTCCGACGGGCGTTAAGCTCTACATGCCTTTATGAATTTGTTAAGATGACTGTGACCATGTTCGCCCTTGCGAGGTTCCCATGAATGATCCAAAACGGCCTCTTCTTTTCGGCCATCTGAATAAATAGAAGTGACTTTTCTAAGGCCTTCGACGTTCCCCCCATCATTGAAAATCGTCTTGCATAAATCGCATACTGCCTTGCCGTCGGATTCAATCAATATTTTTCCGCCACAGGCGCAGGAAGTACGCCGGAACCTCATGCATTTGGGAATGCCTTTGTCCATCGCAAATCGCGTCGAATGATCCGAATTTGAAAATTTGGCCTTAAATTCGCGATCTGTGAGTTCTCCGAGAGACCCTTCATAGACGCCTTCGATTTCAGAATCATAGGATTGACCGACTTTAGAAGATGAACCGATTGCAGTCTTTCCTAGAGTCATCGGTCAGGCTATAGACTCAATTCTATTTATACCCAAAACTTCAAAAATAACCAATGTGGCAAAAAATAAGTTATTTAAACTCTATCTGCCACATCTTCACCAATTTGATTATCCCCATCTTCTTCAGCTTCGTGAGCCTGTTATTAGCCGTTGCTGGCGACCACCCCAACCTTTCCGCAATCTGCGAATTGCTCATCATGGGGTCCTCTTCCAGCAGGTCCAGGACGGCTTTGCATTCCATCTGGACCTTGGCCTCTTCCTGCCAATGGGCGCTTTTGTGGATGAATTCGGATAGCTCCATTACGCCCACCACCTTCTCGATCTTCCCTCTCTCTTCCCACCCCTGATCAGCCCCCACTTCTGCAAGCTATGGCATATCTGGCAGACTGCCGCCGCATCCAGATCTTTCGACTTGAGATCCTTCTGCAGGATACCCCCGGGCGAGTTGCGGATGATCTGCAGGATTTGCTCTTGCCGATCACTCATGATGCGCCCTCCACCACGACATGAAGCGGGCATAGTTTACCCCCTCGCGCCATTCCATGACCTTGGAGCCGGTGTATTTGGCAGCAGGCACCTTGCGGCCTTTGGCAATTATGCCCTCATAATGCAACCGATAAGTCACGCCTTGCTTGAGGCCCTGCAACCGCTTGGGCATGCCTACCAGGATTTCGGGTGAGCAGCCTTTTTCCTGCATGAAAGCGGTGGTTGCTCCATAGCGGCAGTAGGTGGCGCTCATGGGCTCCATCCCCTTGGTGTTTTGCCCGTCTTTCTATATATTTTTATGAATGTTCCGTGTCGGGTTTTCTCTTTGCCCACCACATCAAGAAGCCCGCGATTGCACATGTTCCGCAGCACGCCAGTGAGCTTATAGCGATCACATGGGAGTCGAAGATCACATTGGCGAAATTGGCCATCGGGCAGCATTGGTTGAATGTCATGCAAGAGTTGGCGAGATTCCGCGGTTCTTAGTGGCATGGAAGTCCCCCAAATTCTTCTCCATAGCATTCCATGAGAGCGGGGTAGGCTTCGGATTCCAGCATCCAATTCCAGAATGCCGCGGCTTGTAAAGATGCCTGATCTTCGGGCTGTTTGTAGGTGATACCTTGCCAGCTCATCGCCAGTGGCCTCCGTACATTCAGAGCATCCCCTTCGCATTCCTGATGATAATATCCATGATCTGCGATTCCGTCACAACCTCACCAGTCTCTTCCTCGATGATGTCTGAGATTGTGTGAGGCGTCATCTTCTGATGGTCCAGTTCTATGATTCGCTTCGTCAGGGGGATAGGTTCTGCTCTGGTGGACAGATCAGGCTCTTTGGCGGGTAATTGTTCCTTGGGAGGCTCGACCTCGGCCTTGGGGCTATTATGGCCTTTCCTGGCCAGGTAGGCAATGCGGCCTCGGACTTGTTGCCAGGTAAGGTTGATGCCCTGGCCGGAGAGAATGGCCGAAATTTCCCGGCTGCTTTTGCCATCCTTGTTCAGGCGATCTATAACGGCGTCAACATCACTGGAAACAGGCGTTTCCCATCGGTTGTTCTTCGATGGTGACGACCTGATATCGGGAATTTGGCTTTCCGGTGTCACCACCGGAGCATGGACCACATTAAGGATTTCTGCCTTGGTTTCAGTGGGCACCATTTGACCTTTAACGGCGCTTTCGTCCTGAGATGAAGGATTATCTTCGGCCTCGGTCGTTGGGGCATCCGTGGGTATTTGAGGGGCTTCGGTGGCCGCCTTAACATTCCTTCTTCCAGTCCTGCCTCTCTGTGACATCATGCCCCGGACCTGGGAGGAGGTTATCTCGATGCCCTGTTCATCAGCCAAGATCTGAGGAATGGTTTCGGATCGTTCGCCTCGATCCCAAAGGGAGTAGACAAGCTGTCTAAGATCGTAGCTGGACATGCTGTGAGGCTCAAGGCTCGATGATCCTGACTTAGGGAGCATAGTTGTGAGGATGTCACGATCTTTGAGTCCTGGGCATTTGACAGGCTCTTGAGGCATGGTGGCGAGATAGTCCTCCACCGAATCATAAACCTTGGATTCGGCAAAATCATCTATCCTGGGTTGCCTGCCAAGATACTGAAGCATGGTCATGATGGGAGCAGGTTCGCCGGTTAGGGTGATTTGGATATCTTTGCCAGACATCTTAATCATCCCATCCAAGCCGTTCTTTCTGCTCTTCGTATTGAGCAAGTTCAGAGTCCACTTTCCGGAGCTTATTCTGCAATGCGATTTTCGCTTTCAGAAGGCCCTCACGATCTTCTATGAAGAACCATTCGCCGTTGTCAAGCCTGTCCACTCTGCCTTTTAATTCGGTATCTCCGATCTTCAGAGTTGCACGCTCTCCATAGCGCAAAATCCATCTCTTGATTAGGAAATATGGAAGGAACTTGCCCAAAAAGGTTAGACTCATTGCCCATCGCCTCCGATGATGCCGGCCAGCTTGCTCTCATCCAGCATATCGCCTTGGAAGAGATCACTTGCCAGGAACCACTCATCTTTGCCGGGCGCTTGCTTTCTCAGAATAGGAGCCTCAAGCGAGAATTGGCCTTCTGTCCGCAGCTCGGCGATAATTTTGGCCGAGGACATATCATTGACCATGTAGGCTTTCCCACTTGCAGCGAGCCATTTCTCCAATTGGCGGCAGCGAGGGCAGGAGGGAGTGGAGTAGATCTGGATCATCTTGCCCTCCTCTGCTCTTTTCTCGCGTCCCTGATTGCTTTCTCTTTCTGGTCCGATTGCTGCTTGCGTTTGGGAATTGTGTGAATATGTACGTCTGTCATCTGATTACCTCGATTATCAATTTCTCTCCATCTTCAGTCACTCTCACCTTATCACCCTTGGTCAGGCCATGCGCTTTCAACCATTCCACGGGCACGCTCATGTTCAGCCCATGTTTGCCGCCGCCCTGCTTGATTAGGGTTCTGGTTGGATTTTTTAGCATGGGGATGAATAGGGTGAATATGTATTTGTATGTTTTGGTAGGATTCGCGGGGTTTCAAAACCCGCAAAAAAACATCGAAATCGATATCAGCGGAATTGCGGGTAATATTTGGTCTCTATGTCCCCTCTATATTTGATTTCTCTCTCATTATCCTAGCGACCTGGGAAATGTACCCGCAAATACCCGCTATTCTCTACTTCTTTCTATAGTTATATCCCCTTTCTTAAGAAGATTCAATATCAATAAAGATAGTATAGTAGTATAGTAGTAACGTAAATTGGAGAAAGTGATACCCGCAAAAAACAATGATTTTGGCGGGGTTTCTGGAAAATTTTATCCCCGCAAAGGCTCCTGATATGCATTTCATACCCGCTAGCTAATGGTCGTGTTCTTTGCCTCTACTACCTTCCATAGCTTGACTTTGTTGTGCTTGTCATCAGTTTGTTCCAATTTCATGCCATTTGAATAAACCACATTAAGTTTTTTCCTTAATATTTTTGATAAAACTTTTGCGTTCCCAGGCGCGTGAAACTTTATTTTCGTAGCAATCTCTGTCGTCGCGTTCTTTCCGATCGATGAATGCGGATTCTCTATATCGGTAACTATATCAGCCGATAGCATTTCGTGGCTTCCATGCTCCGCGAACCACGCCGAAAAGAAGCTTTGCCATTCGTCGCTTGAACTATCGAGGTCTTCATAAAGCTTCGAAAGATTGCCCAAGAAGCCATCCACTTCAGCGAATTTCAAAATCCCACCAACCACTGAAACCCATTCTTCGAATCCGCCTATAACTTGCTTGCATCCATTTGGTCTATCGGCAATAACCCATGCGCGAGCCATGACTAGCAAATCCGCCAGCAATTCGCCCCGGTGTTCTTCTACCCAAGGATTCAGTTCAGGATGCTTAAACTTCGTGGTGTCTCTTTCCCACGGACGGGCCATCTTTGCATCCATCTGGATAAGGTAAGCTCTCCTGGGAAGGTCGCCGCCCAAAACAATGCTGTTGCCGGTGGCATACCAACACGCTCTTTGCGGATATTCGATGGCATCTGTTTTTCCGAGCGTTCTATCCTTCCAGATAGACGACGTTAGAGCCCTTGATAGAGTTCCGGCATTTAGATCAGAATCTATGTTATCGATGCAAATTATATGCGTGCCATCCCTCAGCAATCCGGTTATCAACTTGCGCCATTCGTCCTCGTTTTCCGGCGGACTTAGGGCGGCCATTGCTTTTCCTGTCGAGATGATCGAAATCAATTCCAATATCTTCGATGCCCCGGTTCCGGGCGCTGGTTTATCAATCAATCCTATGGGCACTTGGCCCCTTATCATTGGTCTTACAATCGTAGTTATGAATGCAGCGAGTGCGTTTGCTTTCGCGGTCTGGTCTAGAAATGGGAAATCATGCAAGACCTCGTCCATGAAATGCTTTGCTGCGTTCTTTGCATCTTCTTTGCTAGGATATTCTGGAATATCAGGAATTTTCAGCGCAGATGCTTGGGCATAATAGAGGCCCGTGCTATCATCATATCCAATAGCACAAAGAATGCTGCCATCTTCGCGAACCACTGGCGCATTTATAAGACCACGGATCGGAGGAACTTCCCAAGAACCAAGAGCTAATATGCCTTTGGCCAAATCCAGTGGCGGATGGCATGGAATATGTTCTATTCCTTCGTCGGTTTCCTTGATTCGAACATATTTCGCCGCGCGGCTCATCTCGTTGCGGATTGCATGATCACTGAAATCCTCTATTTTATATTGATCCAAATCGACCTTTTTAATTCTTGCTAATGTTCCGCCTCTTTGAAAAATCGATGGCGGATCGTTGAATTCATAAATAGTATCTTCTACCTTTTCAATTAATTCAATTAGATCGGGCGTCAAAGCTACGGTCGGGCGTTGCCTTTTCCCATACATCCCGGGCCACTTATAGCAATTTTTGTCAGGTTTGCAGGCCCCAAGCCCCTTGAGCCCAAGATGAGGATAGCCAGCACCGTCTGTTTGAATCGTCTTGCATGACGGGCAGGAAATCTTTCCAAAGCAGCTTTCAAATACATGCAATGAATTCCCAACGCCATTGCGCTTCGAAATCTTCTTGACGACTTCCCATGCCTCTTCTTCTTCCCACCCCATTTGATATAAGAAAGAAGAAAGGAGCCCGCTAAACCTAGTTTTCCCCGCGCCTCGATTCTCGTTTTCCAAAATATGAAGCATACATGGCGGCCACCATTCGAATCCCTCTTTGCCTGGAGAACGGTATACTTCACGGAAATTTGCCTTTCTTTTTTTCTCTTCGGGAACCGGGTATTTATCTAATAATCTGAATAGATTTGTTCGTTCATCTGGGTCATAACTTGAATACCAGTTTGCAGCGAGTCCTAGCATCTCCGAACTTAACGGGAGGGACGCCTTTTGAAGATCTATTTTTATATCATCGCGATTTAATGGCGTGACTGCATAAGGTAATCTCTTATGGATTGATAGAATGCTCTTAAAGACGCGTTTAGCATTGTTTAAGGAATCGAACTTAACTCGCTGCCCATCTTCGGGAAATCGCTTTTTGAATTCCTCTTCGGTCGACCCTATGAAACGGTTGAATCTATCTGTTATCGTTTCATAAAATTCGATTCGATCCTTCCCCTGGCAATCATCCCCCGGCTTACAAATTGCATGATGAATTTCGACATAGACGCCACCACCGCTGAAGAGTACCCAAACGCTTCCATGAATGCCATTTTCTTTGAGTTTTTCAACTAGAAAAGTCGCGGCATGATCGAGGGCTTCTTGCGCTTCTTCGATCTTGAATAATCCATTCTTATCAATATCAACACCAAGAGAATATCCCAACGTCTCTGCGGGAGTTCCCAAAGGCGTTTGGCTGCTAACTTCATTTTTTAATGGCGATTTGACCTTTAAATCCTTCTGGAACACGTTTAGAGTTGAATAAAGTACTCTGTGGTTGTTTACCACGTGTTCATAATCATCTTGTGAATTTAAAAGCCGTATTTTATCATTTTCAAGATATCTATACCATACTACGAAATCTCCATTAAGCGCGCGAAAGCTTCCATCTGCGAAAGACGTATTTTTTAGGATGATATTCCGAACCTCTTCGCGATGATAATGCTCTTGGGTCATCTCGGTCGCGGTCTTCATACCTAAAGCCTCCTTATAATATCTTTGAGGCGCTCATGCGCTGCGTTAATCTCTTGCATGGTGCGAGTGCTTCCGCCTTTGTCTGGATGATTTTGCGTCGCTAATTGCCTATAACCAGCTTGGATTAATCTTTCCATCACAGGCATTTTTGCTTCCGCCTGTGCGATTCTTCTCTCTTTTTCTTCCTTGAACATTCTCAAAGACTTCTCGTTAGAAGAAATCATATACTCTATATAATCATCAGGGACCGCTGATAATTCCCATCCTTTGTATTTACCAAAGGTTAAAACCATGCGGCCACCCAAAGATTATAAATAGAATCAAGTTCTTTTATCATTGTCAATCGCCTCATTAACTAGGCAATCGTCCTATCGGTTGCCTTGCTCTTATTTTCTTCGCGATTTACATTCCTAGAAAACCTTACCTTATTCAAACAGCTTGGGCAAGACGCACTTAGGAGCATTCCTTTGTACTCCCATGAATAACCGCAATGCGGGCAATTTGCCTTCATAAGTCTAAGTAGAAGTTCTATCTATTTAAATGCTTCCCCACCCCAAAAAAAGAATCAAAGATACTGATGGAACTCATCCGGCCACCGCCCCGCCCCCCCCCCCGCCTTCAACGCCAACAACCAAGCCCCGACGAGGCCGCCTAAATGGCACAACGTCGGGAAGAAAAAGACAACTCACACCACACAAAACACAAACACCCACAACACC